GTCCAGTGGCTTAACTGTCGGTTGATACGCATCTTCTTTTTCAATCAATGTTGGATAAAGACGGCTGGCATACAGAGTATGGACAGGCTCAGCTACTTTCCCAACCCTTCAACATTGACCCCCTGCGAGAGTTGCACCATCGCATCAATCATGCGACCAGCTTCACTATTTAATCCGAATTTACTGTTAGCAGTGGTCTTGTCATAAATGGCAACTGGTGTTGTAATTGGCGATGGCGGCACATCATTAGTGACAATCACAATTTTATGATTTTGACCTGCCAATCCAGTACGCTGCGTATTGGTATTAATCTCAGTATAAGTACCTGGGGTGCGGACTTTTCCAATGCTCATCACATTATCCTTCTAAGTTAAGTTGTTGATATCACTGGCTATCGCTTGATAGCCGTGTGCTTCATCCAAGATATAATCTATCGCCACCACATCTAGCCACGGCTCATCTGTTTCATCTGCCGCGCTCGATGTCGTTGCCGTCACAATCCAGTCATACGCTAGGACGCTGACGGTCTCGTTTTGGGTGCGAGTGTTAAATAAGGTAGTGATTGATCCATCATCTAGCGGTTCAATTGGTAGCCCCAGTCGACTACGCTCTAACGCTTGCTCTACATCGCTAATAAGCTGATAACTACCCACAGATAGCATTTTGCCAGTTTTATCAAATGCCCCTTGCCGCGCCGTCTCCTCCACCCGTTGTGAGCTTGCACCCACTAGCACAGTAAATACATACTCACGAGCCTTGCGGCGGTTGGTGATTTTGACTGGGGGTTTGGCTTGCTTGAATGTCACCCAAATAGCAGGGAACTGACTGACGACTTGGGCAAACTCATCAGGATTTTGCATATCAAAGTCGCCACCATACGATTTAATCTGACGCACGTTATGACCGTGTACGTCATAATAAGCTTTAATCGTGTCTTTGATACCTTGCTCAATCGCTGTGAGAATAGGCGTAGCCATTACCAACCCCCATTACCAAAAACCGTAGGGCGACCACTGGTCATCTGTGCCAAGTTAGTAGCTGCTATAGCATTGGTAGCGGTGGTGCTTGCCCCAATACCGATTTTGCCATCATTGACCTGTTTTAGGTTACCAACCGCCAGTTGATAGCGTTTTTCGTCACGCTCACTGACACGACTCGCCCCTAGCACCACATGATAGCGAGCGATGTCGCACGCCATCATCTGAACAAAAGGTGATTGCAAAACCGTGGGTACGCTCATTTGCTTAGCAAGATACGCATCTACTTCCGCATTGGCGCTGTCAATTGCTGCTTGCAGTTTGATTTCATTGATTTGTCCCGTGTAGGGTGGTTCGTTGTCCGTGATTTCGGTCAAGTCTTGCACCCCAAAACGGGTAATCATGGCAGCGATGGTGGCGTAGGTAGTGGTCATGGGCTACTCGTTACGCTGTGCCTGTTGATTTATAAGCCAACTGCCAAAATGAGTAGCCAGCACCATAACGCGCTTCGATACCAAACTTATAGACACCACGGCTGAATACATCTGGGCTATTGATATCGGTCTGCTGCACAAACACTAGCTTTTTACGCTCTTGGATAATCAGTGGTTTGACAGGCATATGCTGGTCAAGTAAGTACCAAGCTTTGTCATCCTCAAGGTCATCTAACACGACCAGTTCAGCCGTACCTTTGTAGATGTTGATGCTGTTATCATCAAACTTTTCCGCAGTGAGCAGCGTTTTAGCCACGTCTTCTTGAGCAGGGGGCACGACAAGCACGGTTGGGCGTACTTTTAAGCCACGACCATCTTCATCTTTTAGGCTGCGCATGGCGGTACGGGCTTTACCATAGCTAGCTTCCGCTGCCGCACGACTGGCAACAGATAATTTAGCTGTACCGAGGTTACTGGCTTTGCCCACTTTACCGCTGACAGTCACAGGGTGATCAGAACTAAAGAAAGGCTTACCGTCATAGCACAGGTTGATATCACCATCGTTGAGTAGGGCAGCGACCATTTCATCAGGTAGCTGTGCACCTGACCAAGTGGCTTGTTGCACCATGTTTGAGTATTGCCCGATATTGTCATCTTCGATGTCATCACGCAGTACTTCAACGGTGGATTCATACGATTTGTTGGGGATGGTATAGCCTTGGGCTTCGAGTTTATGGATGACTTTGTCACCAATCCACTCACGCATCTTGGGAAATTTACCCAGCCATGCATAAGTGTTTTGGGCAGAGCCAGAGGTGACTTTCATCGCCAGTTTTTGCCATTGGGTTTCGGTTTCTTTGAATGCCGTGTTGAAGGTCATGTTCAGACCAGCGGCAATGGCTTGTAGATTTTCACGAGTTAGTTGCATAAATTTATTCTCTTAGATTATGTCAATATTTACGAATTAAGCCATCACACCAGTCGGTGTACCCATCACTTCTACCCAAACGTGTGTGCCACCATCCAGCCCCATCATCGTACCTGCAATGAGTTTACCTTGCGTGGCTTTACCCACTGTACCATCGCCTGTGATAGCCACAGGCTTACCGATATCTGCTTGAGTCAGCGGAGCAGCGGCATCATTGGCGAGCATAAAGTGACGGTTACGCGTCACCGCGATATAAGCCGCACCGTCTGCGCCTTGCGTGTTGTCAACATCATGCTCAGCACGACCAAAAAACAGTTTGGCAGTCGCATCATGGGCAGGCACAGCAAAGCCTTTTGAGTTGGTGGCGACCATTTGGCTTTCAGTGATAGCGACAGCAGCAGCCACCAACATGGGGATGCGAATACCGTCACGGTAAGGGGTCTGTTTCATGATTTTTCCTTAAAAAGTTATGAGAGGGGATGACGGTTTACGCCATTGAACTTGCTAGGTCTTTGGCATCAACACCCAATTGTGCCGCTACCAGTTTGACATCAGCAGTCAAGGCAACTGTTGTGGTGGCAGTTGAGACTGGTTTACCTGCGGTTTGGCTTTGGGTCAGTGCAGCGATTTTTGGTTGGCGGCTTAAATAGTCTTTAAAACCTTGTAGGTCTTTTTGGGCATACAGCATCGCCCAGTTTTGTTGAGCAGGAAGTAATTGTCCGTTGCTTAATGCTTCTTGTACCACTTCTTGGGCAGGGTCTTTTGATTGCCTTGTAATTGGGCGATTTGCTCATTTAAGGCATTAACCACTTCAATCGGTACATATTTGGCTGGGTCTGGTTCTTGTGCTTGAGCAGTTGCAAATTTTTCATCGACCTTATCAATTTCAGTTGTTAGACTGGCTAAGATTTTGCCATCATCTAACGTCATACCCTTAGCAGTTGCTTTGTCTTTGATAGTCACAAATTGCTGATTTAACGCAGCGATTGCGTCCGCTTCGGTGGTGGTTTCGGGTAAGCCAAGACTGGCTAAAATTAAAGCTAACAATGGATTCATGCTGTTTTCCTGTTGTTGAGGTTTGGTTTGTGGAATGGTGATAGCTGCGGTCAGGAGTGCAGGCTTTAATTCATCAAGGATAGATAATGCAGGGTCATTGGTAATCGCTACACTATGTAGTCCTAGCACTACGCCAGCTTTGTTGTACAAAACCACAGGCGACTTAAAGCGGTATTCGCCATTGTCGATGTAGTCTTTGGCTTTAGCAGTGAACTCATAGTTATTGCTACACAAGCCCACACCATCGACATACAAAAAACTGCCAGCCTTTAGCCAACCTGCCGCAGGTGCAGGCTGACCATTTTCTTTTGACAAGATAGTTTGGTGTTCATAATCAATCACCAAATCTTTGGCAGATTGATTAAGCGATGCCGCCAATGCCATGCCATTATCTTTCTTCATAATCCAAGCAGGCGCGTCAAATGGTCTGCCGTCTTTGGCTTTGACCGCATCACCTTCAGGGAAAATCAAAAAATGATTGGCTGGTACACCTGTTTGGCTTAGGGCAAGGGATAAGGCGGATAGTTTCATAATTAATTAGTCACTTATTTAAGTTTAGGGTCATTTAGATGGATTGATGGACTACATAACTACCTCCCACACCTTTCACTTTTTAAATATTAGGTTTTGAAAATTTAACTAATTGGTAGCCATCAGTTTTACTTTCACAAAAAGCTAATTCTTTCTGTCCACTGATAATCCAATATCCGTCATCTGTAGGATAAGGTTCATACTTTGACCAGTACCAAATTCCGTCTTCATTTCTTGAAACCCACTTAGCCCAACTGGGAGCTTTACGCCAAGCGACTTCTAAATGAATAATTTTCATTTGATAATCCAATTTTTTAAATCACATGAGATAGGGTATATCTTGGCAAGAAACCAACTGAGAAATTAGGTGGCAAGTTTCCGAGTTTTAAAAAGTATTCGATAAAATCCGATGAATGGTTATTGCATTATATATTCATGTATATATAATTATATTCATGTATATAACACTACCAACGAGGCACTTATGTGTGAATGTGACCTAATTAACTATCACGATAACCAATCAAAGTCATTAATACAGGCAGATACAATGAAGCCAAGATTTTTACAAGGCGCTGGGCGCCCACGTGCTATGATTAACCCACCAAGCCAACCAATGACAGGAGGTAAGTATGCCGATAACCGAGGCGCAACATCGTGCGACAGGCAACTATCGCAAGAAGACAATAAAAAAGGAGGTGGTGATTAACCCAGATACCCACCCAAAGGAAGCAGACTTCGTCGAAAACAAAAAATTCGATGGGTCGTTTAATGCACTTATGATAAAATTAATCGGTCAGCATATCGACCAATTAGACAATGACAACTCACCCAAAAAATAACTAAAAATCGATTTCGCTTTATAACGCCTTTACAGGCGTTTTTTTATGTCTATGGCACAAAGACATAACCGCGCTATTAGAATAAAATCTAACGTATGCCTAACGGGGTTTAAATGGATATTTGATAGCGTTAGCCAAAGCTACCTGCCAAATAACCATTGACCACCTCACGTACTGCTAAAAATCCGTCATGACTGATATCGCCATTTTTATCTATTGGGATAAAAGGACGGGCTGGAATATCACCCCACGGTATGGGGGATTTAGCAGTATGCCCATATTGACCCATCTTAGCCCCAAATTGATGGGTTGGGGCATACACAAGGTTTGTTCCTATGGTTGCAGTATCATTGGTATGAGTGGCTTTGATACTGCGTTTGAGTTCGCCAGTATCTTGTAATATCGCACCTGCACCGCCACGACGTCTAGCAATGGTTAAAGGCGATAACCCAGCCCATGCAGGACGCCCCCCAAGCTGGAAATTCATCATGGTTTCAGATAGTAGCGCACGGCTAATGTCTTCCATCAGTGGGGCAGTATGGGTCAGGTGATTGGCGGCATTGTGTAATACTCGCTCAAGTTCGCTGGTGTCAAGATTGATGGTCATGCTATGCCTTGATTTTGTTAATAATAAGCCATACAATACAAGTATGGCATTGTGTACTCAATAGGAAGGAGCTCGGTTAAGCTTGTCTTATCCGTGTAATGTGCGGTTCGAGTCCCACCCAATGCCACCTAATTTGTCGTCATTAACGCGTAATGACTGCCATTTTCGATATTCTCTATCGTATCTACCGTGATTGTCCGTATCACATTGCCTGTAAATTTCTGTTTTTCATTAAAGACATTGTGACCTTTGATGTTTTCATTCAAGCGCATGACTAACCGATATTTTGAGTTTGGCACATCAAAGATGAACACAGGATAATTTTTTTTGTTATCCCAATACAGGGCATATTTGCCTGTCAAATTCTCGACAATATTTTCTACCCAGTCTTGGCTATGGGTTTTATGCTCACGAGCCAGATGATGCAGACTAATACGGTCATGCAAGGTAATCACCGCTGTTTGTAGTTCAAAGTTTTTTTCACTTGCCAAAGCCTCAATGAATACACTGGGAATCACCCCTACATGACGAAATTCACCTTTGGCATATTTGGCATCAACGCCTTGCACCCATGTTTTTACTTCTTGATTAACTTGAGTTTTTATACTTGGCTGTGCCAGCGCTTGGCTCACCACACGACTGGCAAATTTTGGCTCTGCCAATATTGCCTTATCAAATAACGTCTGCATGGGCAGTATCTTTGGTGCGTGATTAAAGCCCACATCTGTTTTAAACACCGCCCCATTATCCAGCTCAAACAGCGTCCGCTGGGCTTCCTTGCCATTGGGCAGTTCTACCACTTGGGTAGATAGTTTGCCCTCACTTTTGCTCACTTTGTAGCCGTAGCGGTCAATCTGTCCCTGTGTCAGCTCCACGATAGTACAGCGACAGTTATAGCCGTTTGGTGGGCTGATAGATGACCATGCAGGGTCAGATTTTTCCATGACCTTGCCATGCAAGGCTTTATGCGTTGGACGAGTGCGGTTATCCATGATGGCGGAATACATCACATAGCCGAATGGATCATCGTCACGGTCATTAAAGATAACTTGTTGTCGCCCTGCCTCATACGCCGCTGCCACATTGGTGCGATAGATGGTCTCAAGACGGTGCTGTCCACCTGTGACGACTTTTTTGGCATTGCCTTGAGCATCCACATTGATTTGTCCATCGTACCAGCCAGATTTTGCCAGTACTTTATCAATATCCTTTGCCCATGCCTTATAGCCCTTACCCGCTTGCATAGCATCAATGATGCTACGCTGTACAGTGGTTGCCAAATCCACATCCACCATCTTAGCCACGACAAAGGCGCGGTCATGGGCATTGTCCAGCAAATCAGTATATGCCCAGCTGGCTTTTGGGAATTTTTGCTCAAGGTAGCGGATAGCATCTTGTGGCGGTGATTTAAAATCAAATCCAGTTTTAGGCATTGCTACCTCTAGCAGTCAATTGGTCATCTATGCCCATTGCGGTGCTGATAGCAATCATCTGGGTAAGCGATGCTAACAGCTCTGGATTATCTGGCACATTGTCAGATAGATACCCCAAGGCTTCTTCAAAACTATCAAAGCCTTGCAGTTTTTCGACCATACCAGCCGTTAGACGCTGCCCAATTTGCCCCAGCATATCGTTAGATAGCACAGCGTCAAGCCCAGTTTCTAACGCCATACGTTGGCTTTCTGCGGTAGTTTCGGCAGGGATAGCCGTATCAGTCGCTTGATTTAGCATGGCAACCGCTGGCAGTTGAGCGGTGAGTGGCGCTTGGTTGGTTGGTTGGTTGGCTTGCGCCATTGACAATACAGGCTCATCACCGCTGACCATTGGAATGCCAAGGCGTTTATGCGCCCAAGGGGCAGGTATTTGCATACCAATACTGACCAGTTTTGGCAGGGCTTCAGAATACACCCCAATATCTTCCGTTTCTGCCAAGTCAAAGACAAACTTTGGATAGCGACGTGGCGATACATTCGGATAGTTAATCCGCATTAATGCCCCAATCACGTCACGACTGATACTACTAGCAAGCTGTTTGGCATCACTGTCACGGATTTCTAAGCGTGTTTCGTCATGTACTTTGCCAAGGGCATTAGTTGATGACTTGCCATCTGCCTGTGATGTTAACGTACCGCCTAAGATGGCTTTAGACTGCGACATCTCACACCACTTAATCATATCCATAAATGGGTCACTGCTACCCTTAGCAGCCTCTTTAAAATCAATCATCATGCCTTGAGGGATTATCCCTGCTGCACGGTGTCCGATTTCCATCACTGCCCTGAGCAAGGTCAATTTCTCCCCATCCGTAGCCCCAGCAGGATAAGTACCCAAGCGTAGCGGCAGCCCATAAATCTCAAGAAATTCTGCCAAATCACGCACACTGTAGTTTTTAAACACATACGACCATACCAACGCTCGGTGTAGTCCACCACGCACCAAGTAGCCCGATTTGGCTTTGTGGGTATGCACCAGCCACGCATTTTCCCAGAGCGGCTCATCATCACCCAAGCCATTACCCGCCAAGAGCAGCTCACGTTGATTAAATGGGTCAATGATAAACCGCTGCGGCACGTGCCACTGCATGTCATTAATTAGCCATACGTTACCTTCACGCACCCAGTGTATCTCATGACAGCTAAATCCTTTACCAATTGCATCTAGGCTATCTGTGATAATGTCTTCAAAGTTTTCGATAATACCGATTAACTCACTGATAACTTCGGTATATTTTTGCTCATTAGCATCGGCATTTTTGGGGGCTTTGATTGACCAATCCAGCTTGGCAACTGTGCGTTTACGCTTGCTCATCTCAGCGAGCAGATGTAAGTCACGCTCTTCCATGTCTTCAAATAGGGCAAGCATGGCATTCATGTTACCCGCTTCAGCTTGAGTGAGTAGGGCATGGACTTTAAGTGGGGTCAAGCCGATGGCAGGGTGTTCAAACTCTGCACCGTAGGCGGTCATGCTGCGGTTTTCGGTTTGGCTTTGGGTGAGTTGGTCTTTGTTAAAGAGTTTGGGGATATTTTTTAGAGCGGCAATGGCGTTAAGGGGTTGGTTGTACCATGACATAGGGTAGTCCTCAAGATTTTAACTTTGAGTGTATTGGTTTGTCATGGATTCAGTAATGTGGCATTATTCCGATTTATACGGTAAATTAATTTCGTAGGGTGGGTTAGCAATAGCGTTACCCACCATTTGGTTGGAAGTGCTTAAAATTATTTCTTATTTTCTGGCAAATCAAACATGCCAATCAAATAAGGGGCGTTGGTTGTACCGCCACCAGCATTGTCATAGCTCACTGCACCTGTGACAATGCCACAGAATCTAGCATGCTTATCAGCTTCAACTTCACCTGTTGAGCCAACTGCCAAAACTCTTGTTGCTTTGAAACTATCCGACATAATACCAGCATGATACATTGGTGGTTGCACAGAGTGGTCAGCATTAATCTCAATAACTGTACCACTGACACATAAGCGTTTCCCACCCTCTGTTATTGGGTCTTTCATAACCTTTCCATAGGTTGTTTCT